CGAACTGGGCCACATGGAATGGCCAACCCGTATCTGGATCATTCCCCCCCTGATACATATTCCGGCAACGGGCCATCATGATCGCGCCCGTAGCTGTTTGGGCTCGCGCCCCATGTAAAAGGTCGTAAAGCCGCTGTGCTACAAGTCTCGACGCCGTGAAACTCGATGCGCCACCGTAGCACTTGAAGATAATACTGTTGGCAATAACATTCCCCGGTGCCTCGGGAACCTCAGCGTCCGGATGATAAATAACCGCCGCTTGTGTATTGTCGAATCCCGGCGGAGCAATCGGCGACCATACCCTTACTCCCACCAGGTTGTAAAACGCCGTCCCGGTTTTCGTCAGATACTCAAAAAGGATCTGAATAGGATCATTCATCCCATTTTCCCTTCGCGATTGTGTCCTTCGTCTCCTTAAAGGCTGGAGCGAAATAAGGCGTCGCCGCTCTCCTTGCCGTACCCAATTCCAGAAATCCGCCGTAACCGCTCTCGGTGTATACCCTGGCCCGCTTTTGACCTTGCATATCGAAAGAGATTGAACGCCGGTTATTTCCCGTGAGAACCGGGCTTTTTTGTTTCGCCTTCCGCTGCATAGTGAGAATGAATTCACGCAGTTTCCCCTTGGTCGCCGCCTCGACTCGTTTGATCGCCGCCGCCTTTTGAGAGTGAAACGTGTAATTGGCCATTACTTCACACTCTCCCCAGTAATACGCTCGCAACGCGCCATGTAGCAGGTAAACCCACGGACCGGCACCCCCAATACCGCATAGATCTCCGGCTTTGAGAGATCCTCCCATAACCTCGTTGTCACACGGATCCTGGAGAGATCCTTGAGGCTCGCTGTGAGAGGCAGACGAATCACGATTCCAATTAGAGGCGCCTGGCTCCCGTCCGATACCTCATCTCCTGGATTTTCCGATACTCCGCATGCTATCGGCTCGGTGTCGTAACTGACCGCAGCGGTAGGTTCAGGACCACTTGCCTCTCCCTGCCGCCCGAGCTGACAGAGGTCCATCATCATGCCGGCAACCTCTTCGCTTGCTTTGCGGAGCTCCTCAGTAAAGTCCATCGTATTCATCCTCGATCTCGTCCGGTCCGTTCACCACTAGGACCCCATCCAGTAACAGACTTTCCGTGACCGGCTTTAGCCCAGTCTTTTGCCTGACTACAATTGGCGCGCTTTTCGAGGCATACAAACCGGCCATCTTGATCGCATGAGCATGCGCCTCGCTACGATTGAAGGAGCCTCCATCGGCGGAGAAATTGAACTTGGATGCGAGAGACGAAGCCTTTTCAATCCAAATCGCCGATGCTGTCCTGTTGAGATCATAAGTTTCCGTCCAATCGTCTTCATCGGGACGCTTTCCCGCAATGTCATAAGTCGGATTCCGCGCGATCAATTCGGCCAATACCGTATCGCTATAGGTGGCCTGTGAGGGTTCGGCCACCATCCGGCGTAATTCCGCTATCTGCCCTAGTGTCGCCGCCATGATCAGCCGAAGATCATCTCGATATCGAGCGAGTCAGTTCCGGTTCCGGCCAAATCAAGCGTCTTCGCGTCCGAGGCAACGTCCGGTGTAGCGTCATTGCCATAGAATTTGATTTCTTGGCCCGCCATTAAGGTAACCGAAAATGCCGACCCCAGAGCGTTGTAGGCATTCGAAGCTCCGGGTGTAATCGTGATACCAGCCGTATTGGTAGCCTTTGCTTTGATCGCCAGTATCTGGAGCTTTAATCCCGTGGCGTTTGGATCCGCCTCATTCAGGCCCCAATCCGTCAAGGCGGTTAAATCGATTGTCGCCGCCCCAGCCACAAGTGGAACATTATTAGCCGCATGAGTCGCCGCTGGAGGGGTTGAAGTCGGAGTGAGCGTCCTCGTCATCGAATCATTTTTATGCTTGATGACTCCACTGGCGGCGTATAATCCGGTCGCTGATTCATTCGTTTCGAGGATGTATGTTTCGGTTACAGTTGTGATTGCCATTTCTCTTTATCCTTTCTTGGCGGTTTTTCCCGCCTTAGTTTGTTCCTTGTCCGGATCCTCCGGGGGCGTCTCCGGATTTTTCTTGTCCGGATCCTCCGGGGGCGGCTCCGGTTGCAGTATCGGTTGAAGCGGACGGCGTGGCTCTTGCCTTGGATACCTCATAATTCCCCTCCGTTAATGCTGTCAGACTGGTTGTCAGTACCAGGTGAAGATTATTTCAGCTTTGGTGCCGTTCATCGTTCTATACGGGTCGGAAGTGTTCAGTTCGATCTTGTCCGGATCACTGGTGACATTCGGTGGAGACGAATCCATGGAGCCATCCCTGAAACCCGCAAACGGAACAATGTAGTTTGCCTTGTAGGGAAGACCGAGTTTGTCGGTTGTCCCCACTTGGATCTGTTCGTTGGCTGGGACTGTCACCGCCGTGACCGTCTTGAAGGCTTTATCCCCGTTCGTGGCACTCGTCCCAGAGAGCGTGAATGTCTCCGAGATGATCTGTCCGGCGATATTCGTGCCGGTCACCGTGACCACACCTGAATAGGTGGTGGGTGCCTTGACCGCGAGGCAACGGCAATCATCGGGTTGAGTTAGGGTCGCCCCGGTCACGACCCGCGCGATCGCCGCCGTGGGCGTGACATTGCACACGGCTGTAGCAGCTGCCACATCGGGACTGGCCCACTCGAAATGCGCCACATGGCACTGCTGAGCACGAACCAATCCGCCCGCGTCTGTCTGCATGTCCCCGTTCCGGGGATTGAAGGGATACCATGCTCCCATCGCCAGCAAAGGAATCACTACCAGCATAAAGAGCAGGAATGCAATGTTTCGTCTCATGTTTATTTTCCTTTCATTTCAGTGACCATCCCTCGGATGGCCCGCAAAAATCAACGAGCCACCCGCTTACATTGGTATCGATAGTTATGGCACCAGGGCCGCGAAGGGGTAACGAGTACCAGTTTCATCCACAGAGTTGATTGGGTTTGCAATTTGCCACCCCATCCTGAAGACACATCTCAAGGCCACCATATCTTGCTGCGCGAGGTTGTAAATGATAGTTCCGCCTTCATCCTGTATCACGCCCTCGGTCAGCAGCTTGAACGTCATGTCTTGACGAATCGAAAAAACAATCTGATCCCATTGGCCATTGATCTGGAGAGCGGTGATTTCATTCCAGGCACCATTTCTCTGAAAAATAATGCGTTCTCCAGAGAAGGTATACGTACCATCAAGCGCCCGCTGGAAGATCGGCATACCCTCGGAGGTGCGATTACCACGAAGACGCCCTTGCATTCCAACAGATGCGATGGATCCGGTATTGGCGTAACCGCAAGCCTCAACAAGAGCGAAAGTACCATTTTCAGAAAGAACAGCATCGTAAAGATCAGGATTGGCGGCCAAAGAAATCGTCTTACTATTGGCAGTAATAGAAGTCATGATTGCATCTGGCCAACTTGTCGGAGAGCTAACATCGAATAGGATGGCGTTATCGACAACTCTCCCGATTGCTTCTCCAATCCTCGGCTTTATCTCACCCCAAATATCGATATTTGAGTCGGCTAGGACCGCTTCGGGAATGGGAACGATTGCGGCAATCTCCTCTGCGGTAATGGTCTTCTTGGACCATGCTTGCTCAGTAGTTTGCTTTAAGCCGGTATCACCATTCACGAAATAGGCGATTGGCATGGCCGAAAGGACGGCCATGTTGGTGGTCTGTGAACCCATATTCGGAAGCCTCCGCGCCAACTGCATCACGGCGGATTGCTCAACGGCAGATTGAAAAATTTGGTTTACATACTCAGGACGCGCCAGCACCTCAGTGAGATCCGCGCGCGTTACTTGGGAATTGTAGGGCATGGGATTAACTCCCGAATCCCGCCGCTCCTCTAATTGCTGCGTTCACATCCATTGTCGAGGGCGGCGGTGTTCCCGTCCCTGCACCGGGCTTTCCCGATGGGACTTTTCCGCGCTGCCCGCCGAACAACTCAGGACACTCCTTGCGGAGCCTTTCAACATCAACCGTCCCATCTTTTCGAATGGCGTCAATGTCCTGAGCGGCGAGATACGCGAGCCGCCGGTTCGTGCAATCGGATGGAAGAGATTCGTGAAATGCTGCTTTCCGCTCGGCTTCATTCAGCTTCTCCTCGATAGCCTTGACCTTCTGGTCCGCGTCGAGGTCTTTCGAGCGCTTGATCTGGTCGATCTCGCTCTTGAGCGATTTCGTCTCTTCCTTTTGACGTTCATGGGCTGACTTCAGGCCACCAACATGGCCCTCTATCAGCGCTTTCACATCGTCCGGTTGTTTTGAAATCCAGCTCTCGAAGGTGGCCTCGCCGCCTTGGAGATCCCCCTTGGCATCGCCCTTCGGGGGAACGGAGCCGTCGGCTCCGGTGGGTTTGGGTGGTTCCGGCATAGTGCCTCCAGGGTACGTTTTGCGAGGACACTACTCCCGGTTTTTGATGGGGGTCTGCCGACAGACCCATAGATGGCTTTGGGGTCGGTATACAGACCCTATCTGATGCTCGTAAGCTCCCTTTCCGCCGATCTCACAAAGGCTAATGCGTTCCGCGCCTTGAAAATCGCCTCGGTATCCGCCACCTCGTAACACTCGAATGTACTGAATCGATGGCCACAATGGATACACTCACGGCGGCGATGCACAAACATATCTCCATCCTCAGTGACTTTCGGCCTCGCCTTCACAAAACGGCTGTTTGGTGCGCCGCACACCGGACATCTCATCATCCCTTTTCCCCCTCCATCGCTAATTCAGTTTGGTTAACCAATTCCCGCGACTCCCTCTCCATCTCCTCCTTCATAGCATTTGAAATGGCCCACCCTAGAGTGCATCTACAATTTGGATGACCCGGTGGCCGATCATGGCCGGATGGGAACTGGTCTTTCGCCGCCACAGGCCCGGCGGATTGGTTGTTGCGGCATATGTCGCTGACCCGCTCATCCGCCGCCGTGATCCACATCTTCCACTTTGCCCCCGCAGCAAGCGCCTCCGATAACCTCGCCGTCTCACTGGCATAGGCCGCCTCGGTGTGAGCAATTGAACGCTTTCTGTCGTTGAGCAATTTATCAAACTTTCTCTTCAGTTGACGGTCCGCCTCTTCCTCTGACAGACCAAGCGTATCGATATACTTCTCATACTTCCGATATTGCGCAACACGGTTTGAATCAAGGCCCTTAACCATCTCCAGACGGCGCGCCACGGCGTATGGATGAAGCCCTTCATCCATGCCCTCGGCAATCACCTCACCTATCTTATTGAGTTCCGTTTCTATCATTCCTGAGGTAAGTGTTTTGGCGCGATCCTTCGCACCGGTCCGCGCCATGGTGAGAGCCTCATTGTAGGCAACCGGGGAGAGATCTCCAGAAATCGCCGCTTTCATTTCACGGTAAAAAGAATCAAATGCTGCATCCTCGATACCCTCGAGCTTCAAGGCCAACCCCTCCAGAATGGCATCCTGCGCAACGCCCTCACCCGCAACCAGGAGGGCGAAGTCCTTCCAGGCCTTGTCCCGCAGGAATTCAAACCAATCAATCTGTCTCGCGGTTACCATGGGATTCCATTTGGTATTCCACACACTGCAGCGTCAGAATGGCGTAGTTGGCCATGTCAACTAATGTGTCTTCCAGCGTCTCGTCCTGCACCGCGGCCTCCATTCCAGAGATGAGATTGCAGGCCCGGCTATACTTGTCCTGGAGCCGAATGAAGCAGCCTTTGAAGGGTTCTACTCCGATCCTCTCGCTCTCCATGAAGTTCCCCAATGGACTCCCCTGCGAGGTGTAGTCGTGAGCCTTAGCCTCATGGATCTGCTGCATCCATTCCAGTATTTCGCTGAAGGTTTTCA